TGAGGAAGCTGGATTAGAAGTCAAGATTAGTCCCAGAATGGGACTAGATGATGGCATCCAAGCGGTAAGAAGGTTGCTGCCAAGGTGCTGGTTTAATGTTCCAAAGGTACAGACAGGACTGAACTGCCTGAGAAACTACCGCAGAGACTACGATGAGAAGCGTAAGATATTCTATGAAAGACCACTACACGATTGGTCTAGTCATGGCTCTGATTCTTTCCGTTACTTAGCCCTTGGATTGGATGAAGGACATTCAACGTGGTCTAAGCCGATTAACCAAACTCCGAAATGGATTGTCTGATGTATGTAACAATGCAGGGTGTAAATTTAGCACCTAAAGTAAAAGAACTTGAATTACGTCTTGAAATGTTGGAAAATGTGGTAAAAGAGTTACAAGAAAAAAGTGTTAGAATTGGTAGGCCACCAAAGGAAAAAAATGAGCCAACAGAAGACAAGCGGAATTTATAAGATTACCAACAAATTAAATGGTAAGCACTACATTGGTGTTTCTATAAATATTAAGTCTAGATGGAGTAACCATAGAAATATTAACTCTGAAAAAGTTTCGTACATTAAAAATGCCATAAAAAAGCATGGCATAGACTCCTTTGAGTTCAGCATTATTGAGGAATGTCACAAAGATTTGTTTGAAGAAAGAGAACGCTATTGGATAGATTTCTATCAATCAATGACAAATGGCTATAACTTAACTGCTGGTGGAAGCATTAGAAAAGAACTTTCTGAACAAACTAGGTTGCAAATGTCAGTAAAAAGAAAGGGTGTTCCAAAGTCAAAAGAACACATTGCCAAGATTTGTATTGCAAATAGGTCAGAAAGTGTTAGATTAACGATAAGCGCAAAACTTACAGGGCGAAAGCTATCAGAAGCAACAAAAGCTAAAATGTCTGCAAGTAAGATGGGTCACGCAGTAAGTAGAGAATCTATTGACAAAATGCTAAAAACAAAGTTAGCAAATTTTTCTCAGAAAGCATTACAATTGGATAAACCCCGAATGGGTCGCCCTCCAAAGGACAAACATGGAACAGAACGAACTGAAGTCAATACTTCAATCGGAGATTGATGATGCAATTGGCTTTATTGAAAGCGAAACTGTTGAGCAGCGCAAACAGGCTCTGGAGGCTTATCTACGACAGCCATATGGTAATGAAGTTGAGGGTAAATCTCAAATCGTTACTGGAGAAGTGGCAGAAGCGATAGATGGTGCGTTACCTAGCTTAGTTCGTATCTTTACAGGCTCAGACAATATCGTAGTCTTTGAGCCACAAGGCCCGAGGGACGAAGCCTCTGCAAAACAGGCCACAGACTACTGCAATTGGGTTTTCTCACGAGACAATGCTGGTGTAGCTATTCTGCATGATTGGTTCAAAGATGCATTGATGCAGAAGAACGGCATCGTCAAAGCGTATTGGGAAAACAAAGAAGACATTACAAAAGAGCGTTACTTTGACTTGTCTGATGACGAGTTAGCAATGCTGATGAGTGATGAGACTATGGAGATTGTCGAGCAAGATACGACAGAGTTTCCTATCTATGACCCAATGGGTCAGCCAGTAATTGACCCAACAGGTGTACCTGTCGTGGGTTCTACGCACAATGTCGTAGTCCAAAAGCGTAAGAAATCAGGCAAAGTTACGATTGAGAACGTACCCCCAGAGGAGTTCTTAATTAGCAAGAAAGCTAGAACTATTGCTGATAGCCCATTCGTAGCCCACAGACAGATGTTGACTCGTAGTGACTTGGTTGCTATGGGTTTTAACAAGAAGCAAGTTGAAGGCTTACAGATGGATGATGCTTTGGCTTATACGCCAGAGCGTGTGGCTCGTTACTCTGCTGGTGAGCAACCTTACCAAACGCAGACAGATGACCCCTCAATGCAAGAGATTGAAGTCTTTGAGTGTTATGTCAAAACTGATATGAATGGAAAGGGCATTGCTGCTCTGACTCAAGTCTTCTACGCTTCAAACGAGATTCTTCAAGATGAAGATGGTAAGGAAATGGTTGAGGAAGTTGACTATGTTCCTTTCCACTCAATCTGTCCTATTCCTATCCCACACAAGTTCTTTGGTAACTCGTTGGCAGATAGGACAACAGACTTACAACTGATTAAAACCACTATCACTCGTCAGATGTTGGATAACTTATATCTGACAAACAATGCACGAGTTGTTGCTGTTGAGGGTCAAGTAAACCTTGACGACTTGCTTACATCTACCGCAGGTGGTGTTATCAGGGCTAAGTCACAGGGTGCTGTTCAACAGTTAGTTGTTCAGAACGTGGCGCAAGCTGCTTTCCCAATGCTTCAGTATTTGGATACAGTTCAGTCTAAGCGTACTGGTGTATCTGATGCTTCACAGGGCTTAGACCCTGCTATCTTGCAAAACGTGACTGCTGCTGCGGTAGCTTCAATGCAACAAGCTGGCGCAGGTAAGATTGAACTGATGGCTCGAATCTTTGCTGAGACAGGCGTTAAGTCTTTGTTCCAAGGCATCTTGCATTTACTCTGCAAGTACCAAGACAAAGCACGAATGGTTCGTATGCGTGGTGAGTTCGTAGAGTTTGACCCTAGAACATGGGCTAACCAATACGATGTGTCTATCAATGTTGGTTTAGGTGCAGGTAACCGACAAGAGCAGATGGCTATGTTGTCGATGGTTCTTGCTAAACAAGAGCAGTTGATTGCTCAGTACGGCCCTGCTAACCCTTACGTTTCACCTGCTCAGTATCGTGGCACATTGGGACGCATGGTTGAGATTGCAGGGTTCAAAGATTCTGCTGAGTTCTACAAGCCTATTACGCCAGAGCAAGACCAAGCGTTGAGTAATCCTCCTCCACAGCAGCAACAGATGCCTCCAGAAGTTCAAGCAATTATGGCTAGGACACAGGCTGAGATACAGGCTAACCAAGCTAAAGCACAAGCTGACATTCAGTTGAAACAACAACAGATGCAGATTGATACAGAGATGGCGCAACAGAAGGCTGCTCTTGAAATGCAGATGATGCGTGAGAAAGAAGCTGCTAAGTTGCAACTAGAGCGTGAGAAACAACAGGCTTACTTTGCTATGAAGCAACAAGAGTTTGAAGCAGAAGCACAATTAAAAGCAATGAAGATTGGTGCTGGCATTACATCTAACGTAGAGATTAGGGGTTAATTATGGCACTTACTGTAGAAGACCTGTACAGACAATATGCTGGTCGTGAATCAGACCCAAGTGGAAAGGCTTTTTGGGAGGCTGGATTTGGTGAAACTATTGATGCAAATGAAGTTGCTAGTTTTATAAATGCTGTTGCCCAAGCGAGAGCGCAAGGTACAGAGCCAGCAGCTACAACAGCCAACACTTATTTTCAAGCCAATCCAGATGTTGCTGCTGCATATCAAGCAAATTCTTATGGCTTAACACCAGAACAGTTTGCTAGTACGCACTACAATCTTTATGGTCAAGCAGAAGGAAGAAGTGCAACTCCAGAAACAGTTACAACAACTTCAGTAGCACCTACTGCTCCTATCAATCCTACAGTTAAGCTGTATCAAGATACATTAGGCAGAACACCATCTCAAGAAGAAATTGATAGTTGGAATTTTGGTTCTACTATTGAGCCACAAGAACTTGATAGTTTTCTTGGTGCTGCACGAAATGAAGCTGTTGATACCAAGCCTACAACAGGTGCAGTAGGTAACATAGCTAAACAGATTTTGGCTCAAGGGACTACAGATAAATGGAGTGGTCAAGGGTTTGGTTCTGCTGAAAAGAACGCTTATGACATGGCTGTAATGTTGGCTGGTCAGGGCATTACCGACATTAACCAATTTGGTAAAGCTATAAGAGAAGTCCCAACTTATGATGAAAACGGAAATCAAACTGGTACTCAAGCGGTAACTCAGTTTATTAATAAAGCAACTGGTGAGCCTATAAATTCATACTATGACAGAGCAGGTGGTGATGTTTGGGGAGGAACTTTTGCTGGAAAAGGCTCTACTTCTTATGGTGTTCAATTTGACGAACAAGGTAAACCTGTTTTTTATTCTCAGTATGGTGGCTCTACTTCCGATATAGGTCAATTGATGCCTGTTATTCAGCTAGGATTAGCTGCAAGTGGTGCAGGTGGCTTGCTTGGCAATGCCTTACTAGGTACTGGTGCTAGTCAAATAGCTTCAAGTGCATTGGGTAATGCAATTCTTGGTGGTGCTACAACAGGTCTTGCTGGTGGTGATGTTCTTAAAGGTGCATTGCTAGGTGGTGCAGGTGGCGCATTAAGTGGTTATCTGCAAGGTGGCGCATTAGATGCGACAGGAATTACTGAAAGACAATTTGCAATTGCAGACGCAACACAGTTAGCAGAGCAAGGATTATCTTCATCTCAAATTCGAGAATGTCAATGTTTTTACCCGTATAGATATATTCAAATTGTATGATATTTTTACGTAACTGTGGATTCATTATTGGATCGTTAGCTGTTCCTTTCTCAAAATCTGAAAAAGCTTCAAACCCTCCTACTTTCATCATTTCTTTTGGCCGCATGAATCGTTCGACTGTATAAGTCACAGTTGGACCTGAATTTCTCGATGACGACATCACCGCATGAATTTTATACTCATATTTAAACTCGGGAGCATGGGTAAAATCACCAGAAGTCATTGTGCGAGCGAACGGTTCATGGGTTGGAACCCGACTTGTCCAAAATGCATTTAACTCATTGGGGGGACTTGCGCTAGTTGCTTGTGTAGCAGCAGGGCCATTTAAATGAATTGTAGACCCTGTCTCAATGATATTTCCTCCTGCTAAAATGTTAACAGTACCGCCCCCTGTTAAATTAGCATTAGCTCCACTCTTTGCGTGTAATTCTGCCGCTGCTAACAAATACATACTTTCCCCAGCACTAGCGTGAAAGTTAGCATCGGCAGAAGCATGAATGTTAACCCCCGCATGAGCACGTATATTTTGAGGAGTTTTTACGTGAATGTCCTTAATAGCTTCCATCCTAATTTCATCATTTGTATACATATGTATCCCTTTGTCGGCATACATTCTAATGGTCTCATTTGATGTAAAATTAATGTCTTTCTCTGCTCTAACGTTCACTTTGTTTGTTGTGAAAATATCAATATTACCATCCTGATCCATCTCAATCCAGTTGTTACCTTTGGCGGTGGCTACGTATATCCGTTCGTTAGTATCATCCATGATAATTTGATGGCCGGCTGTTGTACGCATTCTCAGTCGGCAATTTTCTTGTCTGTCATCCATGGAAAAACTATGAAACCCAGGAGAGGTGAATGAATATACCATAGAATCATAATTTTTTCCTATGCCATCGGGTGGGTTGGGGTCTATTCTACTTGTTTGATATCCTTGGGTACTGCTCCAGTTGTCAAATGAAAATTCCTTATCATCCCCGACTTTACTGTACGTTTGGTTAAGTTGTCCTACGGTTATTCCCGCTACGGTGTAATCCGCCGCCCTACTTCTCCATTCGTAGTTTGGTTCATCCTTATTTCCAAACGCCATCTTTAAATTTTCATGCAATGGAGCGATGATATCTTCCCGTGAAGTAAATGGTCCAAACGGGCGCATTGATCCTCCCTCTTTTTCTAATTCAGGGTGATCATCATACATAAATCGACCATGCGGTAGAGTATGAGGGGTAAATTGATCAAATACACAACCAAGATAAACACGATAATAAGGGTCACCATCTAAACACATTACCAAAACTTGAGCACCAAGCTTTGGAATTGCCCACATTCCGTACGCAATTCCTCCTGAAGATTCTTGAATACCAGGTCCTCTTGTGCCCATTGATACTTGGCCACCAAATGGTGTACAATATATGGCCCATGGTAAATCTTCCAGTGCAGTGTCCAGAGAATCCCCCCATCG